TCAACCCGCCCCATTCGCCGGAACTGTTCGTGAAATCTTGCGCGGCGGACTGCCATCATTCGAATTGACGATCACCGTAACCACGCATTTGGTACCATCCCCCGTCGGTACAGCCGACAGAAGCTGTCCGCCAGTGCTCGACACCACCGCCGATGCCGCCTTGCCGCAATCAGCAGCCAGGCATGCTTGCCCCGGGACAAGGGCACCCACCAAGATAACGGGCAGGATCAACTTTTTCATCGCACGGCTGTCTCTAAGCAAAAAATCTAAACCCGGCACAGGAACGTCTCTATTCATCATCTGGTCTATCAAAAACAGGCTGAATGGTGAATGAATAGCTTACATTGCAACTGGTATCTACAACGGGCTGGTTGTTATGGGTTGGGGCGGCGCATTTGAGACCGGTCTGATCCTCAAGGTCACTTGCCAAGAATGACGGTTCCTTTGTCTTACGCCACCCCCGGAAACTAGGCCTTGAGAGACTTGGTCGCGGAAATCCGCCCGAACAGCGCCAGAAGACCGCCTCCTGCAGTGACAAGAGCCATGACCGAGTTCAAGATTTCAGTCTGTATACCCGCATCGACGTCAACACCGCCAATCTTCGCCAGTGACGCTAAAATTGTAATCATGGCGCCCCACACAGTCTTTGAGAGATACCACTTCTTCACATCTTCCATCATTTTCTCCTTCGCTTTTAGAACTGAATGCTTTGTTCCAGCGCCACACCAAGCGGCACCTTTCTCCCGATCTGGCGCAGTCTGACCGAAATGGATTCCGGCACGGATCCGAAATCAGCGATTTGCATCTCTTCAGTGTAGAGGAACGCCGTCGTATCAATCTCGACCAGCCTGACAGCCGCGCCGGAATCGAGAACCTCCAACCTGTAAGCTTCGCTGTCTTCGTCGAGGGGCACGTCAACAGCAGCCCAGTCATCCGCATCTATTCGCGATCTGCGGATCCAGCTGAATGCAACATCATTATTGCCCTTACGCTGTCCCCGAAGATGAACAGGCGACAGAGGCGTTTCGGCCCGATTGCCACCGATGAAGGCATATGGCCCCGATGGATCGATCTGCCCCAGTGACGTTTCGACAAGATAGTTTCGCGCAAGGCCGCGCTCTTCTGCAGTCAAGCCAATCGGCACCACCGCCTGATCAAGAAGAACTGCATCCGCACCGATGGTGCTGCCGGCGGCCATGGCATCTTCGGTCCCGGCAAGCCCACGCAACAGCCCAGAAAGGGTCCAGACTCCCGGTTCTGTTTCCACCGCATTCAGATAGCCGATTATCTCGAATTCACCATTGGCAGCCCGAACAGCCAGCCTGTTCGCGCCGTTCAGAACAGCCAGTCGTGTCCCGGAGGCAAAGGCACCGAAATCCAGAGCGATGACAAGCGACTGCGAATAGTCGAAACGGCCGGAAACGCCTGTGCCGAGTGCTGCGGCAACCGTTCCCGTTGAGGCAGGTCGGTCAACCGTCATACGCATCGAATAGCCTTCGCTCTGCGATGATGAAGACAGGATCAACCGCTGCCAGGGCTTGGAAAAGGCTGCGATCATGGCAAAACTCTCTGCGTTATCACCGCTATACCGGGCCAGGTCCATCAGAATGATCCGTGGTGCAAAACCCGATGGCGATAGCCTTGGCTGTCGCGGCAATGATGGCTCATCAAAAGATGCGGCAGAGACTGCTGGAGAAAATGCCCGTGCGGTTACCTCTATTGCCTCATGTTGCTCAAGCCCGGTCACCATGAAGCGGCCTGCCGGTCCACTTTCCAGCGCGATCACATCGCCCAGCTCAATGTCTAGACATTGAGGAGACAGGGAGAAAGTGAGTTCGCGCTTGGCGATGCGTCCGTCGCGGAGCAGATTATCTGCCATAAGCCGTGCGCCACTTTCGCTAAACACGGCTGGCAGGCTGTGCATGGCAACCCGATCATTATTGACCAGCATGCGACTGGAGCGAACCGTTGCCTGCTCATAATCACTGGAAGCATCGCTGAAGACAGCAGCAACCTCACCCGCGATATCAGCTTCGTGCAGCAGTTTTTCGCTCCACTGCGGCTCGCCAGGTTGATCAACCAATATCGGCAGCTCCACCGGCGCAAGGCTTGCTCGTAGTCGAGAGCGAAATGTCAGGACCCCGCAGTCCTCGCGGACATCGACAAGTCCGAAATCCAGAAGCGGCTCCAGCAGGTCCCTGGCCGATGCCAGTTCAGCCTGTTGATAGCCGATAAGATCATCACTGACCTGCCCTGCATCGAAATCGCCAAAGCCGTGATCCTGCAGGATAGCCTCAATCGTATCGCCCAGCGTTGAAGCACCCAGTCGCCCGTTGAGCCAGTGGCCCCGCGACCAATTGCCCCCGTCACTCCAGACCGCAATATCGCTCGGGAATGTTGGAAAGGGCCGCGCGTCCCAGCACCACAGAAAGATCTTGTCTGGATCAACCATGCCTGCCGGCGCGGCTGCGCTGCTCCAATAGCTGAGATGAGCTTCAGCGAAACGGCGTTGCGTCACATCCGAGCGTATTCCGGCAGAGAAATAGGGGAAGGCGCTTTCAGTGGATTTCGGATCGAAAAACACGTTCGGCTGGTTCGCGCCTGCATCGATTGCCGGACATCCCAGTTCGGTAAACCAAACCGGCTTCATTCCCGGTTGCCAGGCAGTTGGCGAGGTATGTTCTGCGCCCCCACTGCGCTCATAATGATAGTTGGACCACCAGCCTTCAATATCCTTGTAGCGAAAGACCCAGGGCTTGCCCGCAAGGCCGTCGGTGATTGCAGTGCGCAGCCGTGCATCCCGATCGTCCCCGCTGGCATAGTACCAGTCAAATCCCTCGCCGGACGTTATGTTCGACTTCAACGCCGAAACATCATTGGCCAGTCTGAAACCATCGGGGCTGGCGGAAGCCAGATCCTCATCGCGCCAGTCGGAAAGAGGCATATAATTATCGATGCCGACAGCATCGATTGCATCGCATGCCCAGAGCGTATCCAGATTGAAGAACACATCGCCATCAGCAGAGTGATAGCCGAAATACTCGCTCCAGTCGGCCGCATAGGTCAGCGCTGTTGTGTCGCCAACGATTGAGCGAACCGCCCCGGCAAGTGACACGAGCCCGTCAACGAAGGGAAAATTGCCGTTCTCATCCCTGATCGCGGTGAGAGCCCGCATTTCAGAACCGATGATAAATCCGTCAATGCCGCCTGCTGTTTCGGCCAGATGGGCGTAATGCAGGATAAAACGGCGATAGCCCCAACCGGTGCCGGAATAGGTAATGCTCCCCTGCTCGGCTGTAAATTGTTCAGCAACAGCGCTTCCCATGAATGTCGTGATCTGGCTCGCCGCTATTGCCGTCTGGTCGGCTGTGCCAGCCATGCCGATGGCTGGATCACAGGTGATGCGGCCGCGCCAGGGATAGGCGGGCTGCGCCGAACCGCCATAAGGATCCGGCAAAGCATTGTCGCCCGGAATGTCCATCATCACAAAGGGATAGAGAAAAACCTTCAGACCACGTGCTTTCAGGTCGGCAATCGCCGCGACGAGCCCGGCATCATTGGGAGTTCCGCCATAGGCAGCCCCGCCAGCATTGCTGGAAATCACCCTTGCCGCGGCCCGCGTGATACCACTGACGCGCCACGGGGTGCTCTCGCCGTTGCGTTGTGCGGTTTCCACGCCCGGCATCAGCACGCAGTCCCCGGCTCTCAGATCATCGCCGAACCAGGCGACAACCAGAGCAACGCTTTCAAGATTGGGGCACAGCGCCATGAGTTCATCGATGGAAGCATCCCAATCGGTGGCGCGCATCAGATTGTTGCGGTTCAGTATGTTCTGGCGGCCGGGACCACCGTTTTCCGTGACGGGAAATGGGCAAAGCCCGTGCTCCGTCGCACCTGGAATAATGGTAATGGCCCGAATATCGCTTTCAAGCGTACCGGTGGGGCGCAGCACCTCGAATTGGACGACAGGAATGCGGTTGCCGTAGTCATCAAGAGGCAGACGTTCGAAAACAACATAGGCAAGTCCACGATAGGCCGGTGCATTTCCGGCCCCCTGCTTCGCTTCGATCAGAGGGTCAGGCATCTGATCGTTGCCTCCGGTATAAACACGCATTTCCACAGTGGTAAGATCGAGCTCGCCTCCATCCACCCAGACACGACGGATGGCCGCGATAGGCCCCTCGCAGATACCAAAGGCGAAATTGCCGAGGTAGGAGAACGTTTCGGTCTTCGCTCCCGAGGCTTTGCCGCCACTTCGTTCGATGGTGGAGACCTCTTCAAACCGCGTTGCCCATATCAGGGTTCCGCCGAGACGCACCGAACCATAAGCTCGTGGCAGCGGCGATCCCTCATCCACGCCCCCCAGGCGCGCAGTTCCCAGATGCTGCCCGGAAGAGGTCTTGCCTCCGCCGAAAAGCCGAGAATCGATTGCGCTGCCGGCCAGGGCGCCAAGGGCACGTCCGGCCAGAGCACCAAAAGGGCCGAAAGCACTGCCTGCGACAGTGCCTGCGACCTGGAGCAAAATCGTCGCCATGAAAGGTCTCTCCGGTTTATGTAATTTCGGGAAGGCGGAACACAGCGGCGATCCGGCGACGCCAGGAGGGTACCAGCGCCGAACGGATCACGCCGGCTTGTTCATAGGCATGAATGAAGCTTTGATGATCGGACAGAATGCCCAGATGCTTGGCAGAAAAACGCGCCTGCCAGCGGAATACCAGAAGGTCGCCGGCTTCCATTGCCTGCGGCGAGACAGGAGCACCGCAATATTTTCTTGCGGCCGTGAGGATGCGTTCCTCACCGCCATGTTCAGCCCAGTCGACGGAATAGGGCTCTCCGTCCCAGGGATCGAAACCGTAAAGTGAGCACCAAACCCCGCGGACAAGCCCGAGGCAGTCACAGCCAACACCTTTCGTCCCGGCCTGATGGCGATAGGGTGTCCCGATCCACGCTTCAGCCAGCGTAACAGCGCATTGCCCGGCAGGTTTCATGAGTAAAGCGGGCTTCCGTCATGCAGGCTTTCGCCATCGACGTAGGAATAGGCAAAATCCGCCCCCGGGACATGCGGAAAGCCTCTGAAGTTAATCTGGTTGGCGAATTTTGCCTTGCAGGTCGAAAAGGCCTTGTTGCACCCTGCCGTCACTGTCACGCCGGTGCCGATATCAGGCAAGACCGAAAGCGGCAGCCAGAGATCAAATTTCACGCCACTGCCAAACACCCGGTTGGCCTCAACATCGACACTCAGGCCTGAAAGGGCGCCCGAGGTGAACATCATGGTGCCAAAGGCGAAAAAGCCGTCCTCAAAACTCTGTTCCAATGTCAGCAACAACCGGTTGTCGGCCAGAACCTGTGTGATCGTTCCGCTCGCAGAATAGTCCGTGCTGCTTGCATCGACACCGCATCGCTGATCGCCCAGCTTGGCATCGCAGCGCCTTGCGAAACTTCGGCCTTTTGGCTGTGATAGCTTGTGTGTAAGCGAGCGCAGCTCGGCACGAAAGGCACCCGCCTCGCGGCGGACATCGCCGATCTCCTGGACGGAGAGCAGCTGGAAAGCCGACGGGGCCTGCCAGTTGACAACAAAATACTCTACCCTCGCGCCTTCGTAACGACCGGCGGCCAGATCCTCTTCCGAGATGGCCTCACTGGAAAATCCGCCGGCCACTTCGCTCGTATCAGCCCCCAGTCCGCCTTCGCTCTGCATCGCAGATGCGGAAAAACCGCTCGCCGCCAGAAATGTCGTCCCGTCAAAGGTCAGATCGCGATCATGCTCTGTGAAACCCAGAACACTGCCATCGCCGAGCTTCAGCCGCCAGCAGAAACAGATTGTCGTGGAAGCATTGACCAGATGATTTGCAAGATCCGCGTTGATTGTCTTCATGGTTTGATCTCCGCAAGTGGAACGCTGGGAACCATGCCGGCACTGAATGTCTTGAGGTTCACTTCGATGCGGTCAATGTCGAAACGCACCGGTACATCAAACTCGAAACCGGCGAAGATCGCCGCACCGGCAGCCGGTATCGCTTCGGCCGAAAAGGTCATCACCCCGGTCGCTGCATCAAGGGCCACGCCGGAAACAACCGCACCGTCGACAGAGACCTTGAGCGTTCCGGCCACAGGCTTCTCGATCGATCGGACAAAACTGGATTCGACGTCACCATAGGTCTTGATCAATTGAAAACTGGCCGTCGTTCCGTCTCCGGTCGCAATAAACTGATCCGTGGCCGAGATCGTCTGCAGCGGACTGCAGGATTTGAAATCAACAGGATCGCGAAACCGGAAGCCAAAAAGCTGACCCCGTCTGGCTTCAAAAAACGCCATCAGTTCGTAAAGGTCTTCCAGTGATTTCAGCCCCGACCCTGCATCATAGCTGCGTCTGGAATCAAACCACCTCTGGTTCCGGTTTTCCCGCCCATTGGACAGGTTGACGATATCGGTTCGCCGCACCGGCCCCCCGCTCGTGGCAAGGGAAAGGCGCAGCGGAAACCGCACGTCGTGAAAGCCGCTCGACATGAGTCACTCCATTGGTCAGATATTGCGTTGACCGGCCCGCACAGCGCGCGCCAGCATGGAAGAGATCTGTGCCTCGCTGCGCCGGAAACTGTCGGCATCATTGGCTGAAACATTGAAGACAATCGAAGTGCCGCCGCCATTGCCAGCAGCAACACCAAGTGAACCATCAGGCCCACGTTTAAGCGGCAGGATGGCTTCCGTACCGGCTTCCCCCATCAGGCCGAGGCCACCACTCATGGGGAAATAGGTCGGACTGGAAACCACACCGCCCTTGGCAAAGGGCATTGCGCGCCCCGGCACGCCCCCCTTGGCATGTTGAACCGCATTTGCCAGATCGCCTGCGAGCCCGGAAATCCCGTTCGAAAGCGCCGTTTCCAAGGGCTTCAGCGCGGATTTGAGAGCAACATCGCTCAAACGACGCGACAGGCCGGACAGAACCGTATCCAGGCTCTTCCCGCCGGTAACGGCGTCTCGCATCGCCTGCGTTATCGAGCCAGCGAATGCGTCAGACTGGTTCTGCAGCTCGGTGAAAGCGTCGCTCAGTGCCGAAACACTGTCACGCGCCTGGTCGATGCTTTGACTGTCAGTTTCCATGAGCCTCTCTTTCAATCGGGGTAAAGCGCCATCAGCGCAGCGAGCTCACTGCGCTTCAGAACATCTTGACTGTGTCCAAACTGGCCGGTCATGGCGGCAAATTCCGCCGGTGTCAGCGACCAGAACGCTGCCGGTTCAAGCCGCAGCAGACAGAGCCCGGCATGCATCGCCTCCCGCCAGGGAAACGGGGCGACGCCGGGAGGTTCGGGCTCTGCTGCTGCGGCTTTCAAGGGTCCGCGCCGGTCTCCGGCTGTTCGGTGGCTGCGGACCCGGAAAAGGTAAGGCTCAGCAATTCACTGACCAGACGGGCGGATCCGGCAATGCCGCCCTCAATGCTCATCCCGGCGACATCCTCATCGGCAAAGGCATTACCTCCCCCCCTGAGCCCGGCGCCGATAATCCGAACGAGATCAATCGTCTTGAGCTTGCCGGAGGCAAAACGCTGGCCGAGATCGGCAAGATTGTCGGCGGCAAAAGCCGTCTCAAGCTCACACAGTGCCCCCAGCGTCAGGCAGAGAATGCGCCGCTCGCCATCAATAACCGCCTCCACTTCACCGCGGTGCCGGTTGGCCCGCCGCATGGTGACAGGGGCCGTCATCAAAGTGCCCCGAAGCTGATGGCGCCAGCAGATTCCAGCGCAATTTCGAACTTCATCTCACCATCATAGGCCCCGGAATAGTCGAGAGAGGTGATCTGGAACGGCCCTGAAATCGTCCCGAACCCGGGGATAACAATCTGGCTCTCGATCAGACTTGCGGCAAAGAATGCCGCCCGTACCGTCTCGTCGGAAACCTGATCCTTGAACAGGCCGCTCGCCGTCATGGATGCGCGCTGCACCCCGGCACCGCCCAGAAGCTCGCGCCAGCGGCCCGAACTTTCAGAATCGGTGATATCGACGGTCTCGGCGTTGAATGTCAGGGTCTTCGACCGCAATCCGGCGACGGTCTCATAGCTGCTGCCATTATAGACCTTCAGCAGCATGTCCTTGCCTTTCTGGGCAACCATGCGTCATCTCCCTTGCAAAAATAAAAAGGGCGCCGCAGCACCCGGGTAACAATGATGAAATGTCGGCCTCACGCCGTTTCGGTCACCGCGCGAAAGCGCACTTCCGCATAAAAATAGCCACTGCGCGCCTGTCTGCGCACGGTGACACCACTGCGCTGCAGGTTGATCAGCACATAGCCATCAAGGCTAAGAGACACGTCACCAAGCAGCAGCGACAGCCTGTCGACGATCTGCTCGATCTCGCGACGCCCCGGCGCATCCGACCAGATCTCGAAGGTCAGCTTGTGCTCCTCGGTCCGCTCGATATCTGCGGTCAGGTTCCGCGCATCCACCGCACCATAGACAATGACCGGCAGACGCTGCGTGGGGAGCCTGCGATCAACAATCCCGTCTTCCGCAATCAGCGCCGTCAGAGTTGCATCGGCGCTCAATACCGCATGAATGGCGGTCTGAAGGACATTGCGCGCACTCATGAGCTGATCTCCTCACAACGACAGACGAGATAACGGCCTGTCTCGTCCGGATCATAAGATGTCACCAGGCGAAACTGCCGGCCGCCCTTGGCAAACCGCATCTCCGCGACCAGATCGTCGCGATGGCGCAGCCAAATCCTGTGCGTGATCCGCCTCACCCCGCCATTGGCTTCCTCATCATAGGCAACGGATTGCGGCTCAACCCTCGCCCAGGCTTTTCCGAAACTCTCGAAATCACGTGTCACTCCCCCCTGCCCGTCGGCGGTATCGACCGGGCGCAGAAGATTGAGACGCTCCGAGAAGGCCCCTGAATCCATCGGCAGGATCATCGTCACAGCCTCCAGCTTTTCAGCGGTGCGATAAGGGCTTCATAGCCCTGCGGTTCGGCCGCAGGCTGATCGCTGGCCGCGACGACACCCCGCAGCGCATACATGTGAGCGACATGGCGGGTAATTGCATCCCTGGCGGGTTCGGGCACATCGGCCGCGTCGCCGTAACCGGCGGTGAATTCCACCTCAATGCCATTCATCGGGGCGCAGGTCGCGGCGATATCCGGCAGGTAAAAACGGGCCGGCCGGCCGGCGCCATCCAGCCGCGCCCGGTCAAGCGTGATCGTATTTGCATTACCATCGGCGTCGTAGACCGTCACGACAGACACGCTCGTCACCGGCCCATGCGCAAGCGAAATCATCCCGCTTCTCGGCCAGCTGTCACGGTAAAGCCGCCAGCCCTGTGTGATCAGCGACAGCCCCGTCAGCGCCTCCAGATGCTTGCGCGCCGTCACGATAAGCCCGGCGATCAGATCGTCGTCGTCCTCGTGATCGACACGGAGGAAAACCTTGGCCTCGGCCAGGCTCACCGGCTCGCTTGCAGGCGGCGTTGTCAGTGCATAGGTCATTGAAACTTTCCCCTGAAAAACAAAACCCCCGGCCAGGCCGGGGGCGATGATCTGATTGGCCGTACCGATCAGGCGGCAGAAAACTTGATCAGCTTGATCGCGTCGAAATTCTGCACCCCGCCGCCGACACGCTTGGTGGTGTAGAACAGCACATAGGGCTTGGCCGAATAGGGATCACGCAGAACCCGCACACCCGTGCGGTCGACAACCAGATAGCCGGCAGCGAAATCACCAAAGGCGATCGAGAGGGCATCGGTGGCAATATCAGGCATATCCTCGGCTTCCGTCACCGGAAAACCGAGCAACGAGGCAGCGCCGCCCGCAGTGGCTGGCGGTTGCCACAGATAATTGCCGTCGGCATCCTTGAGCTTGCGAACCGCGCCTTGCGTTTTGCGGTTCATGACGAAATTTGCATTCTGGCGATGGCCCGCCTTCAGCGAATAGATCGCCTCGATCAGCACATCGGAAGCCCCCGAAGCGGCGAAATCACCGTCAACACCGGTTGCATGATAGCCGAGAGAGCCCCAGGCATAGGCGCTGTCCGCCACGGTCGTGTAACTCAAGAACCCCTTCGGCTTGTCGGTGCCATTGCCGGAGACGAAGGCCGCGCCTTCCTGCTCGGCAAAAGCCATATCCACCTCACCGGCAATCCAGCTTTCAATATCAAAGGCGGCATCATCCAGCAGCGATGCACTGGCGGCCGGCATTGCATAGAGCTCCATCGTCGGGAAGGAGAGTTCGGAAATCTCCGGCGTTGCCGTCTGCGGACGTGCCGCCGTCTCCGACACCCAGCCGGCGGTGAAGCCGCTGGCGACAAAGGGGCGTTTCAGAACAGCGCCGGAAACCTGACGCACCGTCGCCAACGATCGGATCGGCGAAACGGTCGTCAGGCGACGGCCGATCTCGCTGTCGGTCTCTTCCGGCACCAGATAGCCGCCGTCACCATCCGTGGTGGACGAAAGCGCCTTGGCTTCCAGCCCACGCAGGCCGGCATCATCGCCACGGCGGATATATTTCTCAAAGGCTGCCTTGTGCTCGCCGGTAAAGGCTCCGGCCCGGCCCAGTGAAGGCCGCGCCTTCTTCAGCGCCATTTCGTCGATCATCTTGCTCTGGCGATCCATGGCGCTGTTGATACGATCCAGCTTTTCGCGGGTAATCACATCTTCGGAATGCTTGCTTTCCAGTTCGCCAAGACGACGGTCATTGGTTTCGCGGAAAGCCTCGAAGCTGGTCATGAAGTCTTCGAAAGCCCGTTCGATGGTCTCCGGCACACCCTTGATTTCAGGGGCCGAGGTCAGATCATGTTTTGTCATGAAATTCATCCTTGATTGGTGTGAAGGTCAGGGCTTGGGGTGCATCATCCGCCGTGCTTCATGGAGAAGCGCGACAAGATCACGCTCACCCGCCCCGGTTTCGCCGTCGGCAGCATCCCGCCTGCCAATCAGCGCGTCATAGCCACCGGCCAGAAACCGGCGGGCGGCTTTACGGCTCAGGCCGGCATCCCGCGTCAGCCATCGCTCGAAATTCCTGATTGTCGGAAACACCTCTTCTGCGTGTTTCACACTGTCCACCCGCGCAGAGGGCAGCATGGGAAAGGTCACGATCGAGATTTCCCAGAGATCCGCCTCCAGAATGCGGCGGATACCCGATTTTGCATCGGTCTTTGCGCGCACGGTCTGAAACCCGATCGAAAGCCCATCGAGCCCACCCGACTTCATCAGTGCATGGATTTCCCTGGCACGCGCCACATCCGATGAGAGCTGCCCTTCGACATAGAGGCCGCGACCATCCTCGCGCAGCTTGGTCCAGCTGCCGACCGGCTCTGATGGATCATGCTGGAACAGCATGCGCACACCTTCGGCACCGCGCTTTTCGAGAGATCTGCGAAAGGCACCGCGTTCAATGGCGTCCTTGCCGAGGTCGACCTCCCCGAAAATGCTGGCATATCCGGAAAACCGGCCGTCACCGGCAAGATCAGTCAGCGACAGATCGGCATATTTCAATGTTGCGGCGGAAAGCACCGCGTCACCACTTTTCATGATCTCTCCTGTCAATGAAATCGGACTTTAGGGAAATCCGGCTTTGGGTAAAAGCCGGTTCAGTATCCAACAGCGGCGCGCTTTTCTTCCTCGCTCAGGAAGTCGGCGGCACCGATACGGGCCCACAGCGCATCACGTTCGCCGGAAAGGCCGCTGACCTGATCGAGATCGGCCTCCAGCCTGAGATCCGAACCATAAAGCGGGCCCAGCCATGACATCAGATGCGCAACGGTTCTGGCGATCAGCGGAATGACCGTCAGCCGGTAAAAGGCGCGGTTCGCCTCCTGATAATTCGAATAGGTATTGTCACCGGGAATGCCGAGCATCATCGGCGGAACGCCGACGGCCAGTGCGATATCGCGGGCTGCGCCGTTTCTGGCGCCGGTGAAATCCATGTCTCGCGGGCTCAATCCCATCGCCTTCCAGTCAAGTCCGCCTTCAAGCAACAGCGGCCGCCCTGCCCGCGCCGGGCCGGAATAGCCCTCTTCCAGCTCCTGCTTCAGCCGCTCATATTGCTCTTCAGTCAGATTGCCGCCCTCCTTCGGCTGATAGAGAAGCGCACCGGAGGGGCGTGCCGAATTGTCGAGCAGCGCCTTGTTCCACACCGCCGAGGCATTGTGCAGATCAAGCGCCATCTGCGCGGCGGCAAGCGGCGAGAAACCGAGATGATCGTCAAGCGGATGGAAAAGCCGCATATGCAGAAGTGTCACTCCATCGCTTTCGGCCGGATAGCGTGACATGCGCCCTCCGACCCGGTATTCATAGGCCTCCGGCCATCCATCGGCGCCCTCAATCACCCGCATCCGGTCGGGCCGCAACAGATGCAGTTCCCGCACCTCGTCCCCCAGAACCACCGGTTCAATGAACGCATTACCGGACAGCAGAAGATGGCCATAAAGCGCCTCGAAGAAATCAGTGCCGGCAGCACGCCCGTTGGGCCTGTGCAACAGCGCCAGCAAAGGGTGTTCGCTCAGTTCGTCCCCGCCCTGATAGAGCAGCAGCGGAACGCTTGCCGCCGTCTCCGAGATCAACCGGATCGCGCGGTGGGCAACCGGGTTTTTCATGAACCCCTCCCGTGCGAGAGCCCCGTAAGAGCGCCCGGACCAGCGCGCCTCCCCCTGGATCGTCAGCGCGGAAAAGGCCGTCGCCGCCTTCTTTTCGGCAGCACCAAGTGCGGCCGCCGGGCGACGCCACGGCAGCTGGAAGGACATTTTCAT